CGCGGCAATTTCTCCCCAAAATCGGACATTCAGGACAAATCGGTGCGGAAATCACCGACAACGATTCGCGTTGATGCGGACTCACCATTTTTGATGCCAAGTGAAAAGGGGGCTAGTTGAGATGGCGGTTCGCAAAGGGGCAACCAAGCCGCGACTGAGCAACGCGCCACTAAAAGGAAAATCCCGCATAGATGAGGTTAAGCCTTGGCTAAAAGAAATTGGTCAGGAGCTTTTGCCTTGGCAGGAGCACGTGCTCACCGACATGTTGAAGGTAGACAAAAACGGAAAGTTCATACGTAAAACGAATCTGCTACTAATCGCACGCCAGAACGGTAAAACTCACTTAGCACGCATACGAATATTGGCAGGGTTGTTTATTTTCGGAGAAATGAATATAGTGGCGATGTCGTCAAATAGAGCTATGGCCTTGGATACCTTTCGCAAGGTTGTAGATGTTATTGAAACGACACCATCACTTAATGCACAAGTAAAGCAAGTCCGCGTGGCCAATGGCCAAGAATCGGTAGAGCTTATTTCGGGAGCTCGATACGAGATAGTTGCGGCTACAAGAGATGGAAGCCGTGGTAAAACCGCGGACTTGCTTTTTGTGGATGAAATGCGTGAAATAAGTCAAGAGGCATGGACAGCTGCAAGGCCGGTAACACGTGCAAGACCAAATAGTCAAGTTTTGCTAACTAGCAACGCTGGCGATGCATTTAGTATGGTGCTGAACGATATTAGACAGCGTGCTCAGAGCTACCCGCCTAAAAGCCTAGGTTATTGGGAGTATTCAGCCGAAGATTTTGCAAGGCTAGACGATAGAAACGCTTGGTATCAGGCTAATCCTGCATTGGGCTACTTAATTGACGAATCTACGATTGAAGAAGCAATTGCAACGTCAGGCGTAGAAGCGAGTCGTACCGAGGTATTGTGTCAGTGGGTGAGCGCACTCCGCAGTCCGTTCCCATACAAAGCATTCGAGGAATTGACCGTTCAAGACCTACAAATTCTGCCCGGTAGGCCAACTGTATTCGCAATAGACATTTCGGTTACTAAACGCGATGGAAGCCTAGTCGCTGGCCAGCTTATGGATGATGGTCGTATGGCTGTAGGCGTGATTGCCCAATTCACTAGCGCTCAACAAGTGGATGAGCTAAAAATGGCGGTAGAAGTCAATGAGTGGGCGCGTAAGTACCGACCACGCGTGATTCTATTTGATAAATATGCAACCATGACCGTAGCTGAGCGTTTAGCTCTATCTGGACACAAAACACAGGATATGAGCGGCCAAGTGTTCTATCAGGCTTGTAGCGACCTTCTAGATGCAATCGTGCATGGCCGATTGGTTCACTCCGGGCAACAATCGCTGGTTGATTCGATAAACAACACAGCTGCTAAGGAAACAGATTTTGGCTGGCGTATTGTCAGGCGTAAATCTGCCGGCGATGTTTCCGCCGCTATCGCACTTGCTATGTGTGTCCACCAACTAAACAAGCCGATAGAAAAACCTGCAATTATAGCGGTGTAAATGTCCGATATGTCGGGCTTGTGTGGTATCCTATCCGACAATGGGTTTATTTGACCGCTTCCGACCGCAGAAAATTGAAGCGCAAGCTGCGCCTCAGTTAATGACGGATTCATTTAATTATTACCTGCCATTAGCAATTACCGCGATTAGTCGCGAAGAAGCTATGACAGTACCAAGCGTTGCACGTTGCCGAAATTTAATCGCTGGCACAATTGGCACATTTCCATTAGAGCTCTACCGCAAGAGCACAGGTGAAAAACTTGGAAAGCCATTGTGGTTAGAGCAACCTTCCGCTCACCAACCATTAAGTACGACAATTGCATGGACGGTGGACTCACTCGTATTTTACGGAATTGCGTATTGGAAAGTTACAGAAGTTTATGCCGATGATGGCAGACCTGCTCGCTTTGAGTGGGTTGCACCGGGTCGCGTTTCATTTACAACCGACTCAATGAGTAATTTCATTACACAATACACAATAGATGGTTCGCCAGCGCCTATGTCTGGCCTTGGTTCATTAGTTACATTCCAAGGATTAGATGAAGGAGTTTTGCAACGCGGTGCTCGTACACTTCGTTCTGCAATTGACTTAGAAACTGCGATGCGTGTTGCATCTGCAACTCCAATGCCTTCTGGCGTGCTAAAAAATAATGGCGCGGATTTATCACAAGAAGAAGTGCAATCTATTCTTGCAGCTTGGAAGTCTGCACGTGAACGCCGCTCTACAGCTTATTTAACTAGCACTCTTGAATACCAACCAACTGCATTTTCACCGCGCGACATGATGTTTGTAGATGCGGTGCAATCAACTTCCACACAAGTGGCAAGAATGATGAACGTACCTGCATATTACATTAGTGCAGATATGAACAACAGCATGACCTACGCGAACGTTCAAGACGAACGCCGCCAGTTTGTTAGCCTTAGCCTTGCGCCATACGTTCACGCTATCCAAGACCGTTTATCTATGGACGATATAACCGCGCGAGGCAACATTGTAAAGTTCGATATAGAAAACGCTTTTCTGGCTGTTGATGCTTTAGAGCGTTTAGCAGTAATCGAAAAAATGCTTGCACTTGGTTTAATAACCATAGAACAAGCGATGGAAATGGAAAACCTATCACCGAATGGAAACGCCGATGCGCCTAACGTTCTCTAACGATATAACCTGCAACGCCGAGGAAAGAACAATCACCGGCAAGATTGTGCCATTTGATAATGAGATTGGCTACACAAGCGCAGGAAAAGTAATTTTCACAAAAGGCTCAATTGAAATACCAGAGAGCCCTAAACCAAAACTTTTACTTGAACACGATGCAAAAAAACCTCTGGGGCGTATGGTTTCATACGAAGAAAATGAAGAAGGAATTTTTGCTACGTTCAAGGTCAGTAATACAACGCGCGGTAGTGATGCGTTGGTTGAGGCCAGCGAGCAATTGCGTTCCGGCCTGTCTGTTGGTGTAGAAGTTATTGACAGTAAGCGCGAAAATGGCGTTATTAAAGTTTTAGCAAGTAAATTATATGAAACGAGTCTTGTTCAAGCTGCCGCATTTAAGACTGCGGAAGTTTTGAGCGTTGCCGCGTCAGAAGAAGAAGAAGCGGCAGAACAACCAACCAAAAACGAAAGCGAGGCAGTCGTGGAGAAAACTCCAGACACCGCAACCGTTGAGCCTGTGGTCGAAACCCCTGCGGTAGAGGCTGCTCGCCCAACTGTTGCAGCACCAATTTATGCTAAGCCACGTATTAACGTGACTCCGCTAACGGTGCTAGAAAACACAATCAAGGCTTCCATTTTCCATGATGAAGAAGCACGCCAATGGATTGCAGCTGCATCCGATACGGATACTGTTAATGACGTACCGGGGCTCGTACCCACCCGCCAGCTCACAGAAATCATAAATCCCAAGACTACTGGCGTACGTCCTGCAATTGAAGCTATCTCATCTGGCACACTTCCAGATGCAGGTATGAAGTTCCAGATTCCACGCGTTAAGACTGCTCCAACTGTAGCTACAGTTGCAGAAGGTGGCGCGTTCTCAGATACTCAAGTAGAAATTGAGTATATTGACGTAGACGTTAAGAAAGCGGCAGGTATGCAGCAATTTTCGGTCGAGGTTCTCGACAGAACTTCGCCCGCATTTCTATCGGAGCTTCTCAGCCTCATGGGGGATGCGTACGCTAAGCACACCGATTATGCAGTTGTAGATAAGATTGTTACCGATGGTTCATTAGATGGAACAACTACCGCAGTACCGTTCGATGGTGAAACACTCGCTGAGTTCGTTGCACGCGGTGGAGAATCCATCTACACCAACACATTCAAGTTCGCTACTGGAATTATTGCATCACCAACACAATGGACTAACATTACTGGTCTTGTAGATTCACAAAAGCGACCAATCTTCAACGCAGCCGCTCCACAAAATGCAGCCGGTGATGTTCAAGTTAATTCAATCCGCGGAACAGTTCTGGGATTGCCTCTTTACGTGGATTACAACCTCTCCGGCGATGGAGATGGAACTATCATCCTTGTAAACCGCGATTCCTATACATGGTATGAATCACCACGCCTACAGCTCCGCGCCGAGAAGGTCGGAACTGGAAAAGTGGAAATTGGCATGTACGGTTACTACGCGATTGCCACCAAGACGGCGGCAGGTGCGTTCAAGTTCAACAAGGCTTAATAGCCTAGTAGTTAAAGTTACCCCGGCAGTTCTGCCCTACTGCCGGGGATAACCCCGGAAAGGAAAAAATGCCAGCGACATACGTAACAGAAGCCGAACTTCGTAGTGCGCTGGGCATTGGCAATCTTTACAGTTCGGCAGTAGTTGAAGAAGTCTGCCAAGCCGCTGAAAACATAGTTAAGAATAAATTATGGTTCAATGAACAATCGGTTTACGCTATCGAAGCAACCGGAACGACAGGGCGCATTTACATTTACGAAAACGCAAAACAATTTATCGTAGGCGACACTATTACAGTTGAGAACGTTCGCCAGCATTACAATGGTTCACATACAATTACCGCCGCTAATGGCGTATGGCTTGAATTTGTTAATGCCCAAATAACAACACGCGCATACCACACAATTGCGCCTTGGGGTCGCGTTTATGGCACACAAGCCATTGACTACGCAACACTCCCGGAAGTAAATCAAGCTTCTCTAATGATTGCCATAGATATTTGGCAAGCACGCCAAGCATCTAACGCTGGCGGCATTTCACCTGATTTTCAGCCATCACCTTATCGCATGGGTAACACACTCATGGCGCGCGTACGAGGCTTGCTTGCGGATTACTTAGCACCGGGCGGTCAAGTAGGGTGAGTGCCATAACTACCCTGCGGGGAACAATTGCGACTGCGCTAAGTGATAATGCTGTGTGGCAGGTGTTTTCCTTCCCACCTGCCACGCCGCTTGCTAACTCAATTGTGGTACAACCCGGTGACCCTTATATTGAGCCAAGCAACGACCACTACAAAACGGTTAAGCCAAAAGTTAATTTTAAGTTAGTAGTATTAGCGCCTATGTTCGATAACCAAGGCAATCTAACTAATATCGAAGATTTCTACCTAAATATAGTAAACAAGCTAGAAGCATCTACATTGGCTTATACCATTGGAACTTTTAGCGCCCCTACAGTCTTGACCGCAACCGCAGGTGACCTGCTAAGCGGTGAAGTAACAATCAGCGTGCTATCGGATTGGAGTTAAGATGGCTGATGATAAAGAACGCGAGGCTTTCTTGAAAAAAATCGGTCAGGTAAAGCCAGTCGCAGAAGCACCAAAACCAAAACCAACCGCAAAGAAAGATGAGGAGTAATCGTGGCGATTACACTTAATAACAAGGTCGGGGTAAAGATTAACTCGGTTGATTTGTCCGACCATGTTACTTCCGTAACCCTAAACCAAGCTTTTGATGAGCTTGAAGTAACTGCTATGGGTGACACAGCTCACAAGTTCGTAAAGGGCTTGGAGTCTGCAACCCTTACCGTTTCCTTCCTAAATGACCAAGCAGCTACCTCTGTGCTTGATACATTGTCAGATGCTTACGGTACAACCGTAGCTTGGAAATTACTGCAAGATACTGGCGCAGCGGTTTCCGCAACCAATAAGCTCTGGAGTGGTGATTTGTTAGTAAACAACCTCACCCCTATTAACGGCGCAACAGGCGATATGGCCACCATGGACATAACGTTTACAGTAAACTCCGCAGTAACCGTTGCCGACACCGGCACGTTCTAATTAAATAAAGGGGCAACATGGCAAGTCTAAAAATCACAAGGGCAGACGGTACAGTTACAACTCACGAAGTAACTCCCTCTGTGGAATATGCTTTTGAGCAACAGTTTCGTAAAGGCTTTCACAAGGCTTTTAGAGAAGACGAAAGACAAGAGCACATATATTGGCTTGCTTGGGAGTGCTTACGCCGCGCAGATGCGCCAGACGTAAAGCCCTTCGGGCTACCATTCCTAGAAACCTTGAAAGAGGTTGAAGTGGTAGCAGATGACAGCCCAAATGGCTAACGCGCGATTCCTTCACGTATCGAATCGCGCAGTTAGT